TTTTTTTGGTTGTTCTTCTTCTGAACATTCTTATTAGTATTTGGCATTTCTGCGGTTGGGTGGGCTTTTTGTGTCAAACGGTTATGACTACCTTGACTGGGGATACCAGCCACAGGTAGGAAAGGATTCATCTCACCGAGAGTAGGAATTTGTTGATGACATTCTTCCGCTTCAAACTGATAAATATTGGCCTTATACTCAATTTCTTTAGAACAAGCGGGGTAACGAGACTCTATGTTCCTATAAGCAGAACGTTTGAAATTACGTTGAGTAAAATTCTTAATACCCTGGCCAACAGGACCCCTCAATTTATAATGTTCATAATACCAGGCAAAAGTAAATATTTTCTCGAAAGGTCGTTCAAGGTCGAATAATATTCCCTTGCCAAAAATCCTACCAACCTTTCCTAAAAATTCTAGGGTGTTATGTGATATCAATAAATCAGAATATATTAAGCCAAGAGGAGAGGATTGGCCTTCTTCTCCATAACACTCATTAAAACCTCTCATGAAAGCTTCAATATCACTCTCATCTAATACCGTTAAGGTATCGTCTCCAGATTGATTAAGTGACATAACAATGTTGGCAATTTGAGCTATGAGACGAATTATAATGGCAATGCGAGAACTATTTCCCAAAGTAGTTCTCAAAGGATGGCCGGAGAAGACGGTACCAATAATACGGCCTAGAACTACTAGAGGATCTATGCCTCTGTCCCTATTGCCAGGGGTACGAGCTTTCACCATGTAAGTAGCTCCTATTTGTTCTATTATACTAATAGCCACGGCCATCATATGAGGTGTAAAGCCATTAATAGGTCCCCATATTGATAGGAGTATTTTCATAACCTTAACATCGATGGCATTAAGAAGGAGACGAGATTGATGAGCATCATGACGAGCTCCATCCCACATTAAGGCAACTGGCCTGGCATACTTCTTAAACTGTCTTGCTATACGTCTTTTCATCTTACTAGGAGTCATTCCTAGTGCCAAATCTCCTGGAAGCAATTGTTTCATGGCCTTGGTCAATAAGTGAGACAACCATCCACCAAAGGCTTTAAGTTCAAAACTAGGATTAAAAATTAGACGAGCTTTAAGTTTATTATCATTATTGACTCTCTTATATTGGTTTTCATAGCTCTTTGCCATTAAATTAAATGATATAGGACAACGACCGGTAGTCATAAACCTATCATAACCTCCTTGATAGCTTTTCCTCTTAGGTCCTTCAACAGTCTTCAAGTACTCGGAAAAAGGGATCACCTCAGGAATAACCTTTGTGTAATCGAGGGAATCAACATAGGCGTCTAATTTCTTCCAAATGGGTTTATCTGGTTCTGGTACTGCTAAGGGACGTAGTTGACGTATTTTTAAGGCCCACAATAATTCCTCAATACCATGACCAGGAGCACGAGCCGGAATTAAAGGGAAATAATAAGGGAC